GAACATCCTCAGAACGCTCACCAGCAACCGCCAAAATACCAACGGCACGCTGAACATCCTTAGGCACGCTCATACCGACTGAACCGTAACCTCAATGATGCCACCAAAATTATCAAACCCAGACTGGCCATTACCATGTTCCTGAGTGAAAGAAACATCCTGAACAGTAATTGGAAGCCGTTCACCAGTACGCAAATCCTGATACACAAGAACAGAACCATCAGTAGCAGCATTTTGTAAAGCAATCAACCTGTCGTAAGCGTAACCATCGTAGCCACGGGCAGCACCAGCACGATCCGTTTCATGATCGAAACACATCAAAGGAATTTTTAACAACAAAAGCCTGGGGGAACCTGGCATTGCTTTCATTTGCCAACCCGTAACAATAGGCGTTTGGGTAGCTGTTCCCCTAGTCAAAGTAAATTTCAAACCAAGGGACTCACGCAACAAATCAGTTGGATAAGTGATAGCAACATCTTGGTTAATGTCAACATTAGCATCGTAAGTAAACATGGATACAGATTGTTGACCGTACTGAACTGAACCAACATTGACTGAACCGTAACTCACGTCACCACGGATACGAAACGATCTGAAATTCTTTTGCTCAAGGGTACCGTAACGAATTTGACCTGTTGTTAAATAGCCCGTGGTCACATAATCAGTTGCTGATTCGGTGTAAAGGTTAGTGTTTGTAAAAACAATTTGATCACCATAGGTTGCAACCGAATTAACCCTTCCGGTTGTACCGGAATCCAAATCGTTAGCCCAAGCATAACGACCATTACCATCACTTGATGAAAGATCGAAACGGATCAAACCAGCATTGCCATCAAGTTCATTACCAACACCAACAAAAACAAAACGGTCTTTACCAGAAAAACCAGTAATACTTGTTGTTGCGGTGCTAACAAAAGACAAAGGGCCATAAGCAAGATTGCCACTGTTATCAACCTCAGCAATACGAACACCCTTATTGGTGCCGATCACAACATATGAACCAAGGTAAGAAAACATACCAGTAACAATCTCACCATAAGGAAGTTCAGCAGCAACAGAAGCTTGACTTAACGTTGGAAGGTCACCATTGTCTTGCAAAATAAGTTTGTAAATGGCTGACCTGTTGCCAGCGTAACCAGCCGCAAGGATGGCACCAGGTGTATCAACACACGAAACCCATTCCCATGTTGATATTGGGTGAATATAATGCCAAGGCATTGAAGTAAAGTTTGTTGAACTTGTGGTGAAAGGTGTTGCGTAAAGGTCATGTGATGAACCAACCATGATCCGTTGTTTAACCCACCAGGTTTTAGTATTGGGTTGATTAACACCATTGTTTAAAATAACTGTTGGGGTGCCAGTGAACGGTGCATCCAAGTATTCAACGTAACCAGTTGTTCCAGTGTAAGTTGAAGCAATGATCTTATCGCCAAGGGAAGTAACCCAGCCGGTAGGGGTGTGGTTCCAACCAGTAATAGTTCCACTTGCCGCACCGTCACGGTACACATAACCAGCATCACCAGAAATAATGTAGTTATCTGTACCCAATGAAGCTGTACAAACAGTTGATGAACTGCTTGTTAAAGTTCGAGTTGAAGTTGTTTTCTTTAACAAGGTTAGTTTTCCACGAGTCCAACAATCAACACCGTTTGATGAAGCGAACCGTTTCATTTGGAAATCATCATTTGATGGTTCCATGAAAGTGATACCAGCACCACCAGTAAAATCTTGTTGGGATCTTAACCAGTAACCATTTAAGGATTGTTCACCAGGATTGTTGCTTGTGTCGTATTGTTGTTTACGAATGTCACTTAGACCGCGACGGTAAGGGGAGTTTCTTGCAATGGCGTTAAGAAAAGCTGATTCACCAATAGCAAAGTCGTAACCAAAATTGTTTGCTTGGTATGCGGCAACACCAGCATCAACACCAAGGTTGAACACTGGTTCATTTGTTACATCAAAGGTTGCCATTATGCGGCCTCATAGGTTCCCGAAATGTAAAGGACATCACTTGAGTTTGGGTTTGTAACAACTGTTGATGACATAACATTGGAAATGGTTTCCATTGACATAGCACCAGTTCCACTATTGACATACTGAACCCAAGCCTCAATGGATGTAGTTGATCCATTGCTGTAACCTGTGACCGGCAGTGGGCGAACACCCCCATAGTTGATTAAAAGGCCGGTGAAAACATTGCTGGAATTGGCTGCGGTAACTGGCAGGGAAAACTTTGTTCCAGTTGAAGTAAACGATGTTGTAGATCCAACAGTAAATTTCAGGGTAAAAGAAACAGTTTTAGAAATTTGAACATAACGAGCCACGAAAGTTCCATTGCCTACTGTGGCATTTGTTAAAGTAGGTGTCCATGCAGTCCATGAGGAAGCGGCAATAGCAGATGAAGGAATCGAACTAAAAGTATTAGAAGAACCACTAATGGTTTTATTAGTCAAAGTTTGGGTATCACTGATCGTTGCGGCCTGCACACCACCCTGCTGAAGTGTGGTCGGATTAACAGTTCCACCAGTAATAGTTTTATTAGTAAGTGTTTGTGTGTCCGTAGTGCCAACTGCTGCACCAGACAAACCAAGATTGGTACCAGATAAACCAGTAATTGTATTTGCAGAACCGCTAATAGTTTTATTAGTCAAAGTTTGTGTGTCCGTAGTGCCAACCACGGAACCAGCAACACCATGCACAGCCGTAGAAGCAGCAAAGTGAGCTGAACCATCCTCAAAATCTTGGGCATAAACACCATGCCGAATTGTTTCACCAGTCGAATGTGCCTGTGCCGAAGTGCCACCAACACCACGAGTAACAGTTAAAGTGGTACCAGCCACAGCAGTAACAGTAACCAGTTCCTCAACCGCAGTATCCTCACCAATGATCGCAGTAAAAGGATAAGAAGAAGGCCAACCAGTAACGGTACTAACAACAACAGACGTTGCAGTATTAGTAATACTTGCTGACAAAGTTGCTGCAACAGCAGTTGAAGAATAATAACGACGGGTTGGTGTCGGCATTTACATCATCACCTTTGGAAATTGATAACAGGTTGGGTGTTGCGGAGAAGCAAGTCGCGTTCATTTTCAAGACGTGCCTGGTGGAAAGCGTAAAGTTCTTTAGCAATAGCACTTGCCGATTGTCTCCAGTTGGAACCATAACCATCAGCAAGAACATTAGAAGAAACACCAGTCTGGTTGTTTCGACCACCCTCAATGGCCCAAGCTAAACGTGCAGCAGCACCATAAGTGATCACATCAAAACAAGACTCAGGTAAAGTTGTTTCACTGAAAGGGTTTGAACCATCAGCATCAATGGGGAACGGCTGTGGACTGGTTGTGTAAACAACGTTCACATCAACACCGTTACGGATCGGGTCAAAGATTTCAACTGAGTGACCTGAAGGAAAATAGGTTAAATTTGCTTGCACACTGTAACGCCAGCGACGCACAGGGATCCAAGCTTCAGTGGTGTTTTCGGTATTCCAAGACAAAGAAATGATGTCAAGGATTTCACCAAATTCTGGAAGCGGAAGTTCGTAAGCAACTTGACCTGAATTGAATTCAATGGTGTTGTTTGAAATACCAAACAAGTCACCACTTACAGCGTTGATTGTTTCATTGATTGCCTGTCGAACACGGTAACGTGGGAGCAAAGGATTCATTTTTACTGGAACAAGGTTAGCAACATGGGCCGCTGCGGTGGTTCCACGGTAACCCCTACCGAAAGGTGCAATGGTAACGGTTTTAGAAATTGTGTCCACAGAATCAACCCACAACAACTCATCTTCAATTTCAATAATTCCACGACGCAAACCCTCAACTGAACCAAGTTGTAAACTGGTTGATGTTGAAGTGATATTAGAAGTCAAATAAGTTAGTTGCTCATCTTGACCAGTGTGACCATGAAGCAAAGCCTGGGTTGCCTCAATCACATCATCCAATGTGTACGCCATTTATACTCCCTGAAATGCTGAACCAGTGGAATCACTAATTCGACGAGCTTGCTCAACCTGTGCCATGCGGGTACCAGCAGGTTGGATACCCTCAGCACGCGCAGACTTGTAAGCATCAAGTTCACGGTCAACTTTTTTTTGTGCCGTGTAATCCTGGTTGTTTGCTGAATTGGCGTAAGCAACACGAATGTTTGCATCCTGTAAGCATTCAATCCAAGAATTGTGGTTTTTTGTTCTACAACCCGACCGGCAATTCTTACCCATTATTAAATGATCCTTGTCTGAACTGTGTAACCGGCTGCCTCAAGTTCGGTTTTCTGTGAAGCAGTAACCCTGTTTTCGTGGCCGCCATTTAGTACAACGGTGCAACTATCCAAATAACTTTTACGCCTGTTCTGTACTGTTAACCAAACACCATCTTTTTTAACCACAGTTTTGGCCAAACTATACCCAACGAGTTCTGCGTAAGGGTCGTAACTTAGTGGTGCTATTTCCCTGATTGGACTGAGCAGGTAGTAGGCAATGATTCCAAGTGTTGCTGAACTTGTTGCTGTCACAACATCTGATGAAGTAATTGTTGTCAATAGTGTTGCTGTCAAGTTAGCGTAACCAAGGGCATTGACATTACCTGATGCTGAAGTTGTGTACTTGTATTTGATTGTTGCATCAGCTGTTCCAGTACCAGTAATGGTTCCTGTGGTTTGTAATCCTTTGGTGTGTGTCATTGTTACTGACACGTTTGGTGAAACAGTTGCACGATCAACAAAAATTGTTTTGTTTGAAACGGATGTTTGTGTGGTGTCTGCGGTACCAGTACCAGTTATGGTTGATGTTGCTGAAATTTTATATGTTGCGGTTAAAGCAGCGGTACCTGTTCCGGTGATGCTCGATGAAGCTGAAGCGTTCGCGGTGTAGGTGATCGCACCCGTACCGGTTGCGGTTTCTGTTCCCGTCGCTGACCCTGTCAGGGATTTGGTTAGGGATGCGGTACCAGTCGCGGTGATCGTGCTTGAGGCTGATGCGGTGTACGCGGTGCCTGATGATGCTGACTTGAACGCGAGGGTGGCGGAGTAGAAATTGTCGCCTGGGTAAGTTTGACCGTTGTAAGTATCTGACCCAATACCAGTATTATCTGCGCCGGAGTAGTAACTTCCCCACGTTGTCGTTCCTGGCGAATTAGTGCTGAGGGCTTTGTATTGGACTTGAACGGCGAAATCGTCCCAGTCCCAATAATAAAAAACCCCAAAAAAGTCAAATGGCCCGTTGCCATTGTAATCCGTTGCCGATGTTCCAGCAGTAAAACCAGACGTTGCTGCAGGTGTTGCATCCGTGTTGGTTTCAAACCCATCTAACCAAATTGTTCGCGGCCAGTTCACAGCAACAACAACAAGTTCATCAGTTGAACCTGACAACGCCGAGCCACCATTGGGTGCAGGGGCCACTGACGATGTGTTGTCCCACGTTCCCGACGTGTAATCCTCGGTCACGCCAGAGTCAAAGACTAAGCCGGTTCCATAAAAGGCGTTGCCAAAGTTATCAGTTGAGGTGCCATTGGCTGTTCGACTAAACAACTTGAAGTTGGAACCGGTGCGAACCAGAGTCCAACCAGTCGGCGTGCTTGGGTTGATAAATACCGTGTTCGCGACAACGAACAAAGCTTTGCCACTGGCCACGCTGAGCGTAAGCGACGTGCCAACCCTGTTGTATGTAGCATTAGGGGTAGGTGCAGCCATGACTTCCTACCCTTCCTATTGTTGTGCAGCGCGAGCCGCTTGCAAATCCTTGATCTTCACTATCAGATCAGCAAAGAACTCAGCCGGACGCGGAGCATCAGGAACAACACCAGCAAAATGATCCTCGGCAGCGATCAACGCCAACGCCGCATGAGCATCCGCATCAGTGTCACCGGCATCGCTCAGCGCAACCCTGACAGCCTCAAAAGCCTGACCAAAGTTTGAGGCCACGACTACGCAGCAATCGGTGTCAGAGCCAACGTCAGAGAAGTCAACTGGAGCGAGTCACCGCTGACGACAGACTTGGATGAAGATAGTGCAATAGACCATAAGAACGTCGTCCCAGCCGAGTCCCAAAGGCTGATGTGACTGATCGTCTCGGTCGCGGTCATTGACCACGCCGTTGGCGACGACGACAAAGCCATCGAGCCAGCCGAGGCTGCCGCGAAAGTTAGGGACTGCTTTGTGGTGTTTGATGAAGCCGCAGTCGTACCCGACGCGCCTGGGTCAGCGGTGTGGATGGCCACTTTCATAGTCCCAGCCGTAAACGTGGTTCCGGTACGACCAAGGGTTTCTAGCAACTTGTTAGCCGTGTTAGCAGCTGATAATCCTACGGTCATACCGTTTCCTCATTCTCAATAGTTTGTGCAGGGATGACATCCATCGAAGCCTCGGCAACGATGGATGCGATAACTTGCATTTCATTCGGATCAGACATTGAAACAAATTCCTTTCAAAACGATTCCTTGGGAACCGTCCAATGCCCCCCACCCACAATATGATGAGGAACAAAGGACAACCACCAAGAGATGATTGTTAAAACAAACTAGATGCTTGTACCAGACTCAACGCGGTACAGGCTTTCCTCGCGGAAACGTGCCCAACCAATCAAAGCCTTCCAGCCGATTGGACGGAAACGCATCAACTTGTCAGTCACAGGCCCAACAACAACCTGCGGTTCGTAGGCAACAGCCTCAGCAAGAGCCTGCTGACCCAAGAACAACGTGCGGTGATCCTTAGCAGATGAAGCACCATCAGTGGCAACATAAGTACGAGGCGATTCAATGAAGAAACAACCCTCGTAAGTACCAAGAACAGCGTTCCAAATGTCAGAAGCACCGGAATACTCGTGCGGTGAACGCCAAGCAGCATTACCCGACTCAGCACGAAGGTCGTGCGAAACATCAGGGTGAATGTAGCAAGCGTACAAACCGTTAGCCAAAGGCAAAGCGTTACCGCCACGCAACTTAGCAACCGCATAACGCACAAGCTTCGAAGAGAACGTGTCAGCAGCGGTCAACGTGGTACCGTTACCACTGGTACGAACAGCACCAGCGTTAGAGTAAATCACGTTGGTTCCACCAACAAGGACAGTACGCACCAACTGGTCAAGCGTGTCAGCCTGGTTGTACGCAATGATGTTGGCAATAGCAGGATCAACATCGGACAAAGATTCGAACTGCAACTTGGCAGTAGGAATAACAGCATTACCATACTCGTTAAGAGTCACAGTAACCTGGGTGGTGTTGGACAAAGCAACAGCATCTGGGTCAACGTTTTCAGTCAACGCAGTAGTAGCTGCACTCAGGTCAACATACTTTTGAAACACCACGGATGAACCAGGACTGGTCACATCAACCGGACGCTTCGTTGCAGCCATGCGGAACATGGGCTGTGAACGCAACGCGAACTCAACATACTTGTCGTAAGCAGTTGTGACTAGGTTAGTGATACCAGTCTGGTTTGTGATGGTGCTTGTACCCGTATAGGTATTAGCCACGGATATTCACAACCTTTCAAACAGACATTGGATGGGTTAAAAACATCATCCGCCCATTAGAAGGCGAGTCAATTCTTCAGGGCTTGTGGCATTTTGGATTGCTGCCAAAGCTTGCGCTTCTGAAGTCATGGGAACTGCGCCTTGAGATGTTTGGTTGATGGTCGTAAAAGCATCAACCTGTTGCTGGCTCACCCCAACTGCCGGTGTGACCGTACCTGACAAATCAAAAGGGTTTGATCCGGTTTGAGCCGGAACTGCCTCATTTGATGCGCCAAGGTTAATGTTAAAAATGGCTGCGTTTTCCACAAGCCACTCATTAACAGACGATTCATCATCAACATTTGATGGAATGAACTTAGCAATAGCAGGATTGATACCGTTACTATTCAGGACTTCCTTGACAGTGCGTTCACGAGAGGACTTTTGAAGCGAAGCAAGTTGTTCTTCCAACTGCTTACGTTCCTTCTGTTCCTTCTTCAACGCATCCCGCAAAGCCTTAGGGCCTTCGCCCTGCTCACCGAGATCATCGTCGTAGTTATCCCATTCGTTGTTGCTCATCGCAACGTCTCCCTTACTTGTTGTAGTTTCCGTAACCCGCAACCACCACAGGGGAATAGGTGACTGGCTGTTACTACCGGACTTATGACGCTCCACAGGGCCGGTCGGTCTGCGAGAGGTTTAAATGGGCTAGGGGTTTGCACCGCGCCTAGCGATCTGATACATTATGTTAAGGAAGCGGGTAACACTGATTGGGGAAGATCGGTGCTACCCGCTTTAACTATAAAGCTTTCTGCTCCTGGGCCAACGAACCAGCCCTGATACCTGAAGTACCAGCAAACGATGCACGTTCCTGGCTGGCCAACATCTTCTTACGGGCAGTAGCGGAAGCGGCACCAGCAGTACCGAACTGTTCAGACGTTGCCTGCTCGATACCGTACTGGTCGCCACCATAAATCTTTGACAAAGTTTCGCCACGTTGAGCGTTCTCCGAAGCCTGAGCAAACCCTGAAGCTGCCTGAGCGTAACTAATGTTCGGGTTAACATTACCAATTTCTTGGGCCAAAGAACCAGTAACATTTTTACCCAAACCCTGATCCTGGGCAGCACCAAGAATGGTGGCCTTACGGATTTGGTTGTTGATAACAGGTTCAGCAACTTTAGGATCAAGGAAAGCTTCAGTAAGATGACCTGCATCAACACCATACAGTTTCAGGTATTGATCCCTAACTGATTGTGGTGTTGAATAAACAAAATCTGATGCTGCTTTAGCCCTATCAGCAACTTCATTAGCCGAAACACCTGCACCAATAATTTTGGCAACGTAATCATGGTTCATAAACTGATCAGAAGAAACACCATATTGTTTCAGGTTTTGGCGAATCTGATTTTCTGTTGCCAGATACTCACCCTCAGACAAAACATTTTGTCCAGCTGCTCGAAGCATTTCGTTACCAGCAAAACGAGTTTTGTACTGGCTGGTTTCTTTAAGTTTAAGATTAACAGTATCAGCATCAGTGTAACCCTGCTGAATGTAACCATTGATAATATCAATAAGTGATTGGCCTGACGAGTCAGGAACATTCAAACCGTACTGCGTAAACGTATCTTTAAGAAGATCAAAAGCAGATTTTTGATCGCTAGTCAAATCAGGTGCCGGTGGTACTTGACCATTTTTGGAATTATTTCTTGCGTAAGCAAGCAGGGTTGCTGGATCACCAACAGCCTTGGTTCGGGAATAATAATCAAGCCATGCTTGAACTTGCGGAGTTTCAGCCACTTAAACCCCACCTCTGAAGAATTGAATTAGCAACATTAGCCGTTGTTTGACGAGCATTGTTTGTAAACTGCCAACGTGGATCTTTACGCAAATCATTCTCAAACTGCCACAAAGATTTAGCCTGAGCTTTACCCGTGTCAGGGTTGCGACCAGACAAGGCTTCACGAATGTGTGGATCAAACAAGTTAACATCAGTTGGGTTTAGTTCAAGCAATGTACTCATACGTTGAACGTATGGGGAAGCAATGTCCGAAACATTTTGACCGGCTTTAATTTGATCAGCATAAACAGGAAAAGCCGAAGCGGCCTGCGTCCTGATATCGTTCTCATAATCTTGGGCTGTTCTAGTACCACTAACAACACCACGGGCAGCGGTCGAATACCACTCGTCATTATAAGACACACCGTTAAGTTGTGCGAGTTGACGCAAATTTTGTTGTGCAGTACCAGCCGCACCACCCATTACACCATTATGTTCAGTGACATAACTGGATAAAAGCTTTGTTACATCCTGACCTTTAAGACCAAAACGGTAAACTTGGTTAACAGCCCTGGTTAAAGTGTTGCCCGTAAGTGTTGCACCAAGTTGTGCGGCCTGTGCAACCAGATCGTTTTTAACACTGTTCCAGTCCTGGGTGTAGGACTTTGGATCAGTTAACCTTTTGATCTCGGTTAAACGCCAAGTTTCTGTGTTGGTTTTGTACCACTTGGTGTTTCGAACCTGTGCAGTTAAATGTTCTGGAGACCAACCTTCAGCAACTCCACGCCTAAACAACGCAGCAAGTTCAGGGTAGGTTGTCAAAATTGCTTTATTCCAACCAACATCAGCAAGGTTCAAAGTATCTCTGGTTGTTGTTGGTGTGGTACCAGCAATAGATGGAGCAACTGCTGGTACAGACGATTGTGCCGCTTGTTGTTGTGCTACACGATTAGCATGGATTTGGTGCGCTGTGGGTTGCGCAGGGCCAGTTCCATAGGTTGATGCAGGATCGCTCATCCACCAATCACCGTAAGTTGCGCTACTTGAATCATCAACAGGCGCAATAGAACTACTACCAGATTGACCAGCCAAAACAGTGGCAACAGCATCCCTATTAGCGTTACTTCCAGCCATTACACATTCACCGGACTTTGAATAGCTTTCATTAGTGCATCCATGTATGTTGTTTCAGTTTGATACTCGGCATAATCCTTAGCAGATTTAGCATAATCTGAAGTAAACTGGCCGGAAGCAAGTTGACTTACACCACCAGTACTGGTTGAAGAACTTGTGGTATTTCTAGCACCTGTATTAATTTGTGCAACTGAACCATTAACATTAGCAAGTTGTGAAGTGCCAGGATTTGATACCTCTTGCCCAGTTGTTGTTGTGTAACTGGGGTTTGCTTTTTCCATACTATTCAAAGCATTGGTAAAAAGTTTAATTTCTTTAGCCGTTGGATCTCGACCAAGCAACTGTTGAGAAGCGTTACTTAAAGCACCTTTGGCTTCTTCAGATGTGCTAATTGTTAAATTTTTCTGAACATTGTTTATGTTTGTTAAATTTATTTGTTGATTTTGTGAAGTTTTTGAACCAATAAGATCAATCGCTGCAAACGGATCAAGTCTGTAATAACCAGAAGCATAAGCTTTGCTTGCTGCACCAACAGCTTTTTCCCAATTTTTTTGAACAGTTTCAGGATCACTAACATCAAGACCAGAAGATGCCATACGATTAACAATTTTTTGGTATTCAATTGGGTTGGTTGCTTGCAACGTGTACAAATATCCAACAACCTGTCCAGCTGTTTTTACTGAACTATCTACTGGTTTTCCATCTGGGCCGTAAGTGGATTGACCAACAGTGAAAATGAGTTTATCTGAACCTGTTGGTGCAAATCCTAAAGTTACAGCCGCAGCTATTCCACTTGTGTCTGCCATTAGTTTACCGCCGTCCCAACATTTTCAAGACGAGAAAATTCTCCGTCAAGTTGTCGATAATAAATTTCACCAAACCTGGGATTTTCATTAATCAAATTATTAACAAAAGAATTCCATGCCTCATTGATATAAACATATTTTTGTGAAGAATCAAGAACGCCAGCATTGTAATTTGATGGCAAAACATCAACAATTTTTTGTCTTTCTTCAATGTATTGCTGAAGTTGTTTAACAGGTATAGCGGAATTTGGATCTTTGTTTGACTCAGCCTGAACACTTGGGTTTGAAATAATTGTTTTTAAACCCTCAACTGTACTGGGATAATTTTTACTACCACCAAAATCAATATCATTTCTAAAAGCAGGATTTTCTGCTTTAAGACTGGCAACAAAAGTTTTAAAACCCTCATTCAAAGCAGGCCATTGAGTAATTGAAGTTAAACCATTTTCATTCAATAAAGCCTGAACCTTTTGACGTTGCTGAATGTATTGCCTATAACCTTCTTCAACCTGTGTTTGATCAATTGCATCAGTAGCTGAACGATTACCCCGATAAGACTCAATGGTTCCAGGTATCTTATTTTTAATTTGCCAGTTATAAACAGCTGAATTAAAATCTTGTTTGCCGCTAGGATCATTAACAAGCAAACCAATAAGTTTAGGATTTGATCGAGCAATCTCTAAAATAAAATCCTTAGGGTATGAATCAAGTTTTTTCTGAGCAAACAATGTTGGATTAATTCCTGCATTGTTTTGTGTTACAGAAAAAGTGTAAGCCGCTGCTGTATTTTTTGATCGAAGCCAAGGTGAAAAATCGTTAATAAATCTTGTTGTTGCATCAAGTTGAGTTTGTTGACCAAAAGTTGGTGATTGTGGATCCTTGTCTAAAGAAACAATTGTTCCCTGCTTTTCGTATTCCCTATATTTGTTGACAAGGAATTGTTGTCTTGGGTCAATAATGTTTGTTGAAAATGGTAAAGAAATTGAACCAAGAATTTTTACAATAAAAAGTTTATCAACTTTTTTATCAACTTCCACAATGTCCTGTGGAGTCAAGTAAGGACTTTGACCAGAATTAATTTTTTGCTCAATTTGATTTACGAGCATTAAAGATGTTGCATTGGCCCGTGTTGTACCAGACTCATCATTGGAATTAAACCATTGGCGAATCCATGATGGCAAAACAGCTTTAAACGGATTTTGAGGTATTTGTGCTTTCTTGGGAATAAACCCACGATCAGAGTTTGAAGGAAAAATATATTTTCCTAATTCTTGAACAATAAAATTGCTTGGTTCCCTATTCGCAAACCAGGCAAAGGGAAGTGCAATCGTTGGGCCGCTTGATGGAAGCAAAGGAACATTACCTTGAAGTACCAAGTTAAAGGACGTAATGGGTGGTGCAAGAACAAACCTATCATCAATGCCAATAATTTTTTTAAAAAATTTTGGTACAGGCAAAACAACACCATATTTTGCATTTGGAAAAGCAGGTAAAACATTTGGATTGTTGCCGCTAACATCACCACTATCAAGGTTTACAATTATACCTGTTTTTGCTGGCATTTGAAAAAGATCATAAGCGTAAACAAGTGTTTGTGGTTTGCGACCAATAATTGCAGCCCAAGTTCTTACAGTATTATTTGATGCTGCAATGAATGGGGAAATCACTCTTAAAGCATCGGCACCATTAGAATAACGATCAATAGTGTAAATCCATTTTTTAACATCTTGAACTGCACCAAGTCGAGCCGTTCTACTGAGATCAGCAACTTCAGCTTCAGTAAGTTTACTTACATCAACGCCTTGTTTGTGCAAAGCATTAAGAATTTCTTGGTACCTGTTTCTGAAAGAAATTGCACCAAAAGGAAGCCTTACAAGACTGTCCTCAAGGTCTGAACCAATTTTTTTAAACATATAGTCAACAGTTACTTTGCGGGTTTTTTGCAAAGCAGCAATTGCTGTATTGTTTGAAACGGCTTCCTCAACGCGGACACCATGAATTGTTCCAATTAGTTCTGGGTCTTGAATAATGTTTCTAAATTCTTCACCACTAAAATTTTTAGAACGCAACTGATCAATAATTTCTTGTGGCAAACCAGACCATTTTGACCCAGGTGTTCCAGTAATGTGTTTCTGAACTTGGCGTTCAATTTCTAAAAATTTGTCAACAGCTTGTTCAACAGTTGCTTGTTGACCTGGTTCAATATGGTAGCCAAGACCATATTTTTTTCTAAGGTTAACTGCATCACGGTTGGTTGAAGTAAACCAGCTTAGTAATTGGTTTCGATCTTCGCCGGAAATTAAACGCCTAGCAATTGGATCACTAACAAGTTGTTGAACATCTCTTGCATAAGAATCAAAATAATATTTAAGATTTTCTTCAAGTTGTGCCTTAGCACGCCGTTCGCTTATTTTGCCAGCTTCAATACCGGCTTGATCAATAACAGGTGGGTCAATTGGATCATTCCAAGTAATTTTTGCTGAATTAACTTTTTCATCCGGCCTTAAAGCCCTTTGTGTTGTTCTTTCAGCAGAAATAACAGATCGAACATCAGCAGCATATTCTGGGTTATACATATCACCTACGGTTGAAACTGGTGTTCCTCTCCCTTGTTCTGGAACAAGACGAAGTTGACCATTTTTTTCAACAACTTTTAAACTACCCGTTGCAGAGTATTCGGGATTTGCAACCCTTGCATTTGCTGCAATTTTTTCAGCATCAGTTGCAAAACCAACACCATGTTTTGCATTAACAAAAAGTGAGTTAACACCAGCTAAGCGATTCTTTGCCCATGCGTGCATTGCCTCTGGGCCAATTTGTGAAGCCATTTGTGTTAAAACCCCAAGGGCTGCTAGACGACCATAGGATTCTGAAATGTTTCTTGGTGCAAAACCACCACGCAAAAGAATTGATGGTTTCCAAAAATTGTCAATAATAAAATTCGTTGCTTCAACTGATCGGTTAACAGCAACACCAGCTGCTCGATTAACTTTACCTAAAACACCTAGTTCATTAAAAGATATGGGATCATATTTGTGAAATTTTCTGATATATGAAATGTCAAGTAAAGGATAACCTGCATCAAGTTGTGAAAGAAGAAGGGCATCGTGAACAATGGTTACACCATCATCGGCAATGTAATAACCATTTTTTGCCGTTTCATTAACAACTTCTTCTTGTTTATTGATAAGTTTGTTAACGGCGTGATCTAAAGATTCCCCTTCATAACCGAGTTCATCACGCAAAGTTGCTCGAACCCTGGCTTCATTAAATTGTTTAGCAAAATCTCTTTTTTCACTATCCGTAATTGCAAGTTGATAGTTTTCCATCCACGACAAACGTTCTTCTGGTGTCCAACTTTTAACATCATAAGCTGCTGCTTGAATTTCTTTTCCACCATCAGCAATGTTTGTTCCTTTAAAAACAATAAAGTTTGCTGGTCTAACTTGCCCAACATGGCGAGCAATAGCAATTGTTCTGGCAAGTGGTGATATTTGATATTTGTCAACAACCCATGATCCGTCTGTTCTTTGACGTGAAGCTTCATGACTTGTTGGATTGTTTAAAATGTTTGGTTTTCCACCAAGGGAAAGCTCCCCTCTAACCCTTGCCATATCAGAATATATATTTGCAAGGTACTTATTTTTTGGCCCCATCTCGGCACCAATAAGACTCATGTTAAGCCCTGTTCCAACGTAACCAGAGGATTCACCCAAGGCTTTAGCCATTGCTTTATCAGCAAGCAAATATTGATCCAATAATTCTTTTGTTACTGGTGGGGCATCGGCAATTGGATTAGTAGCGCGCTGCATTGCCTCAGTAAGTATTTGTGCATTGTTTTGAATAAATTCCCTTGATGTTTGATCACCCAATTGTGAGGCAATTAAATGACCAACAAGTTCTTTTGGTGTTGCCTCAACAGCATCAGTTGAACCAACTTTTATAAACAAATCTATTGCTGCTGCAAGATCATCAGGGTTGGTTGCTTTCCAACCGTTTTCACCAACAAGCTCCCTGATTTGAGCAAAATTCATGCTGTCTGAACCGTCACCAGTTTTACCAACAATGTTTTGGAGTTGTGTACCAATACCAGAATTACTATCACCAGCAGCAAAGTTTTTTGCTTCCTGGGCCAATTTTGGTGCGCGAGCTTGATACCAAACTGGCGACCATTTTCCAAGAATTTTTTTATCAGTACCCGTTGCTGTTCTATAAAAATTGTGGTCAGCAAAAACTGATGCACCTTTACCAACCCAAATTAAAGGATCAAGAAGATATGTTGAAGCATCAGTTGTTCCAGAAATAAAATTTGCCCATTTGTTATTTATAAAACCATGTTGAAGAACACCATTACCATCCGTGTATGTTAATTCGGAATTCATGGCTATTGCTCGATTAACTTGTTCCCTTGGTGATTCGGCATTTTTATCACCAAAAAAACGATTAGCCGATGCAACAAGTTCTTGACCTGGTGACAAGTATCCTGCCGCATTCCATACGTCCCCAAGTCCTTTACCGGAACTTGTTAGCTGACGGCCACCGGAAAGATAATCAAGTGTTAACATTCCAGCTGTTAAGCCGTGTTGAACTAATTGAACTGGTTGCATTGCAACATCGGTTAATGCACCAATATTTGCAAGACCAGATTCTTGTAAAGCTTGAGGGTTATAATTTTCTTCAGCTGGTTTTGTTTGTGGTTGAACCATTTGTGCGTATGGATTGCCTGTTTGTTCTTGAACTGATCCAGCAGCAATGGCACCAATAGGGTAAGCGGCGGCTTTAACAACTTCTCCAAGTGCTGTTTGAGCAGTTGATTTGTATGCGCTTACCACTTGACTAATATCATTAATGTTTCCTGCTGGTCTTAAAGCACCAGCAGTTCCATTGGCAACACCTGGACCCCCAAGGTATCCACCATAATTTTCAACAGCATTTTTTGATGCTGAAACAATTGTTCCCCATAAACTCATGGTTTACTCCATCCACCAAGAATAGAAGCCAACTTGTAATGGTCATCATTGTTCATTGGAAGGTGAGCTAAATCCCATGCGGCGGCAACATCTTGCAGCCCAACTGCTTGAGTGTAAAGTGCAAACCGATCAAAGAAATCCACTATTGGTACGCTTTCAAATACATAACAATGTTTCGAAGTGTTTGTGAAGATTCAGCCGAGTTTGCTCGTTCCTGAATTAACGGCAAATAGGGCAAAAGTTTTTGAATATCAGCATCCGCTGTCAAAGGTTGCTGTGGGGCACCAGGCCCAGGGCCAGCATTAACACCAGCAGTGACAGGTTCATCGGGACGCTGTGTTGGGGCTGTAAGGGCTGTTGGTGGTGTCATTGGTGTGACTGGCGCGGCGGGGGGTGTTTGTCCGTTAGAAGGCAACACAGGGCTTCCTGATGGCATACCATCTTGAGCCATAGTTGCACCACCCTGAATATCATGCATTTCCTGCCGATCACCATAATTGGCAGCAGGTACATCCCTAATAGGTTGGCCAGGGCCACCATCAGTGCGTTGCGATAGTGACCCTGGCCCTGAAACAGGAGCAGGGTTGGTGGGCTTACGGTATCCACCTTGTTGCGCCATTGCGTTTACCTACTTTTGAATAGTTTTTTCTTTTGGTGTGTGAGCCAAGTGTGCTAGATGAGCCGTATGAACAACGTGCAACTGATGTGCTGCATGAGCACTCAACGTAGAACTACCAGTTGGACTGGTATTAACATTGGGTTTCGGTACAGCGTTACCACCAGCTAGTCGACCAGGCCCATTGCTAGGTGGGTTAATTGCCATTACTTGCCAGCCTTACGCTTTGCTGCATTTCGTGCGATCAAACGCAACGCGTCATTTTCAGAAATAACAGGCTTGGTTGAATTGCCAGACAAAGAACTACGAAACATTGCTTTAGAAGGTGTTACAAGCCTTGAAAGATTAGCCCTGCTTGGTTTGTTTTGCGATGAATTATAAATTTTCTTTGTTTCACGCTTAACAGTGGCACCAGCAACTGAGGCATTTCCTGCTGCTTTTTTCATGACTTCTGCTTTTTGCATGACTTTTGCGTGTTGCATATGAAGTTCGTGTTGAACCGCAGCCTGATGCTTTGCATGAGCACTCAAATTGCCATCGGCACCAGTGCTAACACTTACATTCGCTTGCTTTTCCATAACATTGTCTCCCGTAATTTAGCGTGGTGAACGCTTGTCGTTGTTAGGTGTGCCAGGAACTTGAACACCAGTAGCAGTAGTGCCATGAGTTTGAGTAGGGGCGTTCTCCCAATCAACGGGATTACCAGCCTTGATCGGCTGCGCTGTATTAACCGGCGCAGCAGTGCCTTGCTTACCAAAATCAGCCATTTGCTGACTCCTTATCTTTACTTACGCCGGTTGGCGACGAATGACGCTAGCCGAAAGATTCGGTGCGCCCGATTGGGACAAACCCGCCAAAAGGGTTTGCATATCTGGGCGACCACCAGGAGCCATACCCGCTTGACCAGGTGCAACTCCTTGCGGTAAACCAGTTTCTTGCATACCAGGTGGCATACCAGAAGGTGTCCCCTCAGGGACGGATGCGCCAGGAGTGCCAAGTTCGTTAGGCATCTGCGTACCGGCGGTTCCGTTTTCCGGCTGAGGGGAAGGCGGTGGGGCAAAAGCGTCAGCAATTGCCGTCTCAATAGGAGTACCCTTTTTACGGGACTCAATTATTGCTGCAAGTTTAGTAACAACATCAGTAGGATCTTGGCCCTGTGCCGCCATTGAAGGAATGGACTGCACATAAGCTGCAACACCCTGGAATCCCGCTTCACGCAAACGCTCAATGTCAATGAGTTCTTCCTCGGTTTTAACATTCATTGAGTTTGGCAAGTTGCGTCGAACAAACGACTTGGAAACAAGATCAGCACCCAAAGCTTGCAAAGACCAAACAAGTGCTCGGTTAGGATCAAGACCAGCCATCAAACCATAAGTAACCTCAACACCAGTTTCAGTACCAATGTCGCGTTGCGGAACATATTTGATGGTGTACGAGTTTCCGTTCTGCTGACCTTTGATTTCTTTACTTTCCATTGGCCAGTAAAGCGTGTCCATTTCAAAACACATTTGAATAATTTCAACAAAAGTATCAGCCAAAACATCCTGTGCTGTTTTAATTTGGGTATCAAACCCACCCATCAAAGCCTGCACACCACGACCAGTGATGATACTTGCATCAATGTTTCCTTGACGACCCTCAGGGTAACGGGCACCGTTACGCATTTCCTGATCCAAAGCCTGAGCTTGAGCAAAAGCAGACTGTGGCATTTCAATGGGGGCGCGTCGAACGTTCTGCGGTTCACGGGTACGAATGATTGCATCCCCACCAATGGGGAAATGCTGAATGTCTGACGGCACAAACAATGGTGCCTCAACAGCTTTGTGTGCTGCTTCCAAAGAAAGCAAAGCAAACTTGGCACGAGCCATCTGAACCCAAAGCACATCATCAAACTGCCCACGTTGCTGACCATCAAAAGAAGGTTTGCGTGCAACCACAATGGGGCAACGACCCAAAGGGTTGGGGGCTTGAGCTAAAACAAGATTGGAACGTTCAGGGATAAACATGATTTCTTGTTCATCATCAACCCAACGAATAACCTCAAGCATTGTATCAGTGGTACCAAACACAACACCCTGGCTTGGATTCTTACCACGAATCTTATCAGCATACTCAGGGAACATGGCACAAAGTTCTGAAGTGGGTTTAAGAAAACGCCTAGCAAAAGCAGTGCAATTACCCCAACGATCAAACTCTGGGTAAGAACCCATTGGATCTTCAACCGTAATATGTGGACGCTTGTTGCTGAAGTTGGGTTCAACACGAAAAGGAAGGAAACCATAAGTGATGTACTGGTCTGCACCAGCATACATTTCACGACCAAGCTTAGAGGCCATCACATACCAATTAGCAATGATGGTTCGCTTCTCAGCTTTGGTTCGCTTACTATCATCAACCATGTTAGTTTGTGAACAAGAAAACGTTGGTAACGGTGCAATCACTTCAGCAAGGTCACGCGCAACCGTGTCAATAAAGTTTGAAACAATAGGCTTAGGCCAGTCACTAGGAAACAAACCAGGAAAAGCCTCATCGTAGTTACCACCACGAACAGAAGCCACCTTATTCATGCGACCGTCACGTTCAGCGTAACGTGATTTTAATACGTCAAAACGGCGGCGAATAGAATTATCCGCGTACTGCGCCATAGGCGTATCTTCTGCCATCACATCACCATTTCGTTTCGGCTACTTGCCCACTCATTCAAATCAACAACAGAACGTTGACTCATTCGACGGGGAGAGGAGTAAGGGTTCTTGGTGAACCAACCAAGATCATTAGCATTCTGACCAATAGTGTTTCTTGCAGACAATTCACAAAACCACAACGCCATAACAAGGTCAGTTTTGTTACGGGTTTTAGGTTGCCAAGAAACCAACTGTTCAACAAGGGCCTTCATACCCTCAGTGCCCTCAACAAGTGGCAACTCAATCTGGTTATCCCCCATTGAACGCGCAACACGGTTCTTATCACTAGCTGTTTCAATGGTGCCAAACAACGGTGCCATACTTGCCACACCAAAACCATCATCCCACTTGTTGATACGGGACGTGTAGTGTGGTTTAACAATACAACCACGAGTATTCAAATACTTATTCAAGTTTTCATCGTGAACCAGATACAACTGGAAAGCATTCGATTCAATAACCCACTCAGATGGACGATACCTGTCAGTCCAAGAAGTAACAAGATCATAAATCTTTGAAGGTGTTGCACCACTCATACGAACAGCATCAAGGATGTAACGTTTACCTGACTGCCTATCCACTGCCATAGCAATCGCTGCCGTGTCTTGGTCGGCAGCAGGGTCAAGTCCGCAAATGATGTAGAAACCTTCGGGGTTAGCTGGGTGTCCAGCGGACTTTCCGTTTAGTGGCCCTGGGCGGCGCATACCGTTTACGCTTCCGCGTACAGCAGCTGGGTGGAAGATTGCATCTTCGGCAACGTCTTGTTGTTGGTAAACCATTGACCAGATGCGGGGGCCAACAGCACCACGCACGTTGTCAAGGTGTGGCCCATCCCACCTTCGGTACAAGCCTTCCTCATTGGGTTCTTCACCTTCTGAACCTTCAAAAGGCACTTCGGCTTTGGGCCAAAGTGTTAACCAGGTGTCTGAGTTACCTGAACCGTAATCTAAAACAGCTGGTTGTGAGAAACGTGTCCAAGGTGAAACACCTGAAACGTAGTGATCACCGTTCATTAGTTGTTGATACAGGTCGATTGGGGCGACACGGGTGCCAATAACGAGTAGTTTACCCGTGGGGGCTAGTCGTGAACTAACTTCGATACGAAGCCAGTCCAGGTGCTTCTCCCACTCACCAGCGTTAGCCAACACCACCGCGTCGTCAACAATGATCAGGTCGGCACGGGCACCATAAATCTGGCCACCAATACCAATGGCTTGAACTGTTGGGTCTTTTTCTTGGCCGTCCCGTTCCTCGCCACCCAAATAGATTTGGTTGGCAGTCCAAGAGTCAGCGTTCTTTTTGAAACCACCCTCAGGGCTGAAGTTGGCTTGCAATTTGGCGTACGCTGGGTGTGTCAGTCGCTGCTTGATACCGTACAAGAACTGCTGTGCCATCTTCTGTGTCTTAGACACGAGGATCACACGAACATCAGGGTTCTTACAAATCCGGTACACCACATAGTCAATGGAAACGGTCTGTGACTTGGCGTGTGCAGGTGGGGTGTTGATCAGAATACGACTAGCTTGACCTGGTTGGTACTCAATGGCCGGATGGAACAGTTCCGGTTCTCGGCCTTCAAGCAGATCAATCCAGCCCTGCTGATGGGGGTAGGTTTCCCTGTTGAGGAACGTGCGTCGAAACGACGCGAAATCCCCAATAGGTTCCCTGCCAGTGGTTTTTACTTCTTTAAGAACAGCACGAGCGTTGTCCACGTCCCGTTTGAACTCTGGGTGGTCGCGGCGTGCAGCCTCATACCAAGATAGGGAACGCCCAACCTTTGCCAAAGCGGTTGGGTTGTTTGAACCTGTTGCCACCTCAGCAAGAAACATTTTGCGGGCCTCAGCGGGGGAAAGGGCTGAACTGGGTTTGCGACCAGAGCGGCCCTTCTTACCCTCAGTCATTACTTACCCTTCTTAGCAGCCTTCTTAACCCCAGAAACCTTCTTCAAATTAGGGTTAGCCTTAACCGCTTTAGGCGAAGCCTTACGCGCAGCGGAAGCCAAAATGGCTGAAGCACCCTTCTTCGAAATGCCCTGCTTCTTAGCAATACCAGCAGCCACCTTAGCAAACCCAGGATGCGTTTTCTTACCAGCCATAATCACTTACCCCGCTTAACCGACTTGCCAGCAACCTTCTTAACAGGCACCGACTTCTTAACCTTCGAAACAAGACGAACATCCTGCTTCTTATCCTGAGCCACCGTCTTATTCATCTTATTCATCTTAGAATCAGCCTTGTTAAACGCCGCGCGTTGAGCCGGTGTTAGCTTTTTCGTCAAAGCAGCATTCTGCTTCTTATCAGCTTTCTCATTAAACTTCGCAGCCATAACAATCCAATCGGGTAAGGATCACACTCAAGGTGCAAACAACAGTAAAAAACTAAGGGAGCAGTAAACCGTGAGTAACTGCGACAAAAGGAGCAGTTACGAACCACTACCCTGCTTCTACGC